TCTGCCTACAAGCGAAACACCCCGTGTCGGGCATATAAGCCTGCTCAAAATACCTCGACATATAGGCATCATACTGCTGTTGGTAATATTCAACTAACTGCCCATTTCGCTCTCGGTTGTAAGATATAATGCCGTTCAGCCTCTTGGAAAACTCCATTTCCTTCATAATCAGCATACCTGCCTTATAGAGGAGTGGGTAGCCCAACTGCCCAATATGAGCGCACAAAAGACTCTCAAAGGAACACGCTACCTGGTACTCAATAGAAAGGCCTCCAGTCCATGAGCCGCCCGATATGTTCTGCTCAATCACTGCCCCCGGAGCAGGGAACTCCAAAGTGCGCTCCAAAACATTATTCTGCCACCTCGAACCACGAGAGCATCCACCACAGCCATAGACAGGGTAAAGACTTGTTTGGTAGGATGGAACGGAAGTAGCATCGTAGAGGAAGGCAAGGTTAAGCAACTGCCCATTACTTGTGAACTTCTTATTCACCACAACCCTCGATGGAGTCCCTGCGGTTGTCTGAACAGGGATAGCCTGCAATGCATCACCCGTAATCATATCGTAGACACGCACGGTAACAATCCCCGTGTAGTTCACCAATAGGTTTACTGCGGTCAAGGTAACGGCTATGTAGTCGGCCTGCCTATATCTTACGCCTATGCCCCTAAAAACAGCACTCTGAGGTAGATTTTGTAGGCTCTGAGGCCAAAACCCAACCTGCCCATCCCAACTGCTCGTAGTGTAGTTCCAACGATTGTAGAGGTAGGCAAGGCTTTCCGCCTGAATCATATTGGCAGCTTGGTCTATCTTACGCTCAATAAGGGTGAAGGCGGTCTTATCCTCCTCATTAACACCTGAATCAATATCACGCATAGATATACCTGTGAGGTCGTTGATATACAACCCACTCGAGGGCGTTACATTAGGGTCGCACAAACCCCGTACACCGATTACGTTATTCCAGCAACTCATACGACAAAGTTAGTAATAAAAAAGGGGATGCTTTCGCACCCCCTTACCCACACACACACCACAAATCAAGGGTTTGTAATCTTACCGTTGAAGATGTAGTTAACACCATCAAGGGTATCACCATTGAAGAACATATCCGTAGGCATAGTTACATACTTGTAAGATAAGCCGAGGAAGAACTTCCATTGGTTACAGTCAAGTTGAGCGTAGTAATCGAACTCTAAGCCAGTCTCAGGGTCTACAATAGTACCCTTTTTGATAGCCTGGTCATCAATTACACGGATGCCGTTAGCACCTTTGAAGGCGTTGTAACGAATCATCTGAACAGCACCTGGTGCCATAAAAGCGAACTCCGTAGCACCGAAGGTAGAGTCGGCTCTTGGCTCAAAGAAGTAGTAGCTCTGAGCATCAGAAGCCATCATAGCTTGAAGGTCTACGTTAATCGTAGCGCAACAGCTTGAACGAAGGGCAGTCATGTACTTGTGTACCAACTCACCACCGATAATGATAGGTCTGTCCCATCCCTCAGCCAACTGATATTGGTAGGTTACGTCAGACATAAAGTCATCGAGGTACGTTCCAACAACAGAGCCAGTAGCAGTGTTCTTGGTCGCAGTGGTCAGCAAAGTACGAGCAACGTTTACGGTACTGCCAGGATTAGCGGAGTACAAGCCGAAGTTAGACCCAATGAAGGTAACAGCCTCGTTGTTCATGTAACGCTTAATAGCCTGCATATGCATAGCTAATTGGCGGGCAACATAGTTTTCATCACCCTCACAACGTGGGGCAAGGTCATCTAAGTTGAAAGACCACTTGCGTGAAGCACCAACCGTAGGGTCGATGTTATACAACTGAGAGGTTTCGCCATAAACAGAGCCAGCAGCACAATCGAGTTCGGCAGAAGAAGTAGTCCCCGTGTCGGTCATACGAGGCTGATAAACAACCTCAACGGCACGATAGTGGCCATTCTTAGTGTCGATTTGGTTTTGCAGGATGCCCTGCTCGTTAATTGGTGAAGTTACGGCACGCAGCGTATTGATGTGGCCTGGAAACATTTGAGGGTCGCCCTTAAAGTAGCCATCCTCAAGCCTGCCTTGAATGTCGGGGCAGGAGATAAAAGAAGAATATCCGTAAGACATTTTGGTTAAAAATTAAAAAAAGGTTTTGGAAGTCTTTATCTGCCTACCCCTTCGGCACATTTAGCACTTTATGTCTGCCAGACACAGCGTGTCGTGTTATTCCTTGCTCAAAGCCTCTCGGTGTCCTTCAAGGCGTGGATGAGCATATCTCATCGGTCTGTCGGGCGAAGGCATCCTCACTTGAGCCGTTTTGGTCTGAGAGCCAGCTTCTCCAGCTTTCTTAACCAACCCTGCCTTCTCAGCCTCTAAACGATAAAGCTCCTCAGCCGTTAAGTACCCAGTACCCTTATCGTTCTTAATCTGATTACCCGCCTTGTCCGTTACAATCAACTTATCATCGGACAGTGCAAAGATATACTTTTCTTTAATATCCATTTCAAAGCCCTTACGAGCATATTGGTTGGCAGTATCACTCCAAGGGATAGAGTTCTTAACCTTCTCAACATTCATTGATATTACATACTCTTGAAACTTAGCCGATGAAGATTGCTCGGTTTCTTCAAGTTTTTTCGTCAGTGAACTTGACAATTCCTCCTGCTCCTTAGCCCTCCTGCGAGCCTCCGCCAACTGCTCACGGATTTCATTCAGCTCTTCAGTAGAACCTGCACTCTTAGCCTGTGCCTGCAACTGCTCAATGGTAGCCTTGTTCTTAGATTCAGCTAACTCAAAGAGTTCAGATAGCTTCTTGCCCTTCACCTCATCCTCAGACAAGCCAAAGGAACGCTTAAACTTAGTTTCCAAAGCACCAAGCGTCTTGCCCGTTACCCTGTTCTTAATATCCTCGTCATCGGCAGCAACCTCACGGCTCACATACTTCTTGGATAGCAAATCCTTGAACTCATCAAGGCTTTCAAACTCCTGCTCTTTGTCAAAGAGCCACTTAGACATTTCTTTGTGGTCAATAGCCATTATTCTTCGGTTTTAGGTTTTCTTGTTCTTTTGGGCTTTTCCTCTTCAGCCAATTCATCAACAGTTTCAACTTCCGTTTCCTGCGTAGGCTCTTCTGCCAACTCAGGGACTTCGGGTAGTTCAGAGGTGTCATTCGTAGATGCGGTTAATATTTTAGCCTTACGAGGCTCACCAGGCGTTGACTCGGGAACAATAGGGCCGTTAAAAGCCTCATCATCAACACGGATGTTGTACTTCTTCAAAAACGCCTCATTCTTAGCAATGGCCTCACTTATCCAAATGATGCTGCCCTTGCTATACGCACGAATTTTGTTTGCCATATTTTTTGGGGTTAAGATTCTTCGATAACGGGGACTAGCCAATGCCTGCATCGGTAGCCTCCCAAGTAAAAAAAGATTGTCTGCTTGTTTGTTCCGGGCATCCTGCCTCTCCAGTCCGGTAAGTCAGCCCATTCGGCAATTTCATTGTACTCATAAATATTTTCATTTCGCTCAATACAAAACGGCCTTGAATCAGCAATAAGACCGCCATTGTAGCGGAATTTATTAAATCCCTTAGCCAAGTACAGGTACATAGCATAAGAACGAACCATTGCGCTAAAAACCACATCAAACTTAGTGTTCAGATTAGCAGAGATAACACCTAACCTCGATGCAGTACCCTTAACGGACTGCTCAATAGCATCCTCCAATGCCGCCCTGCTGGAACCAGCAAGCATCATGAACACAATGGTATTCACAATGTCAGAAACGGCATCGCCCATTGCCCTATTTAAAGTCTCTAAAGCCGATGTCTCTGCGGCATCAGCACCCTCACGAAGGGGTGTCATCGTTTCGTCAGGTATATCGGAAGTGCCTACGATCTCGTCAATCTTGCGCTGAACACTCGCCAACCTGTCCTGATAAAAGGCAATAGCATCAGAGTATCCCGACTCTGCGACCAAACGTTCAATTCTTGGCCTTAAAGACGCAACCTTAGCAAAGTTTTCTTCCGATTGGTCTATATCCCCATCGGTGAAGCTAAAGGTCGATAAAAGGACTAAAATAGCCTCATATAGGCTGTCTTCCGTCGCCTGGTTTATCGTCTGGATCTCCTGTGGGAGGGAGTCCAACTCTTGAATTATTTCCTCGAAGTCCATTTATTGTGTTTAGATTTGGCAAAGTTAAGCCCTTTTCCTTTGGAACGAGCGATTTTGCCACATCTTCTATCTTTTTCTTTTGCTCTAAGTATTCTAAGTTCAGGAATCCCTCATCCTCATAGACTAAATCACGAATGATAGACTCAACCTTAAAGTGCATAATAGCCTCCCACTTCTCAATAATGCCAGATGCGGATAGCATCATAACCTCCTTAGCATCCAAATTGAAGTACGGGTCAACCTTGACTGATAGCTTCATAATAGCACTCTTAACCTCCTCAATAGGAAAGCGAGTGTCCAAATACTGCTGAGCCAACATAGCCCTTGAAAACGAAGGGGCGTTCTTAATCTCAGTGGTTAGCTCTGCATCAGTCCTCATCTCAAAGTTCTGAGGGTAGCGCATAGCAGGCTG